GCCGACGTGGAATCAAAATGACGGCGGAGAGTTGAGCCAGTACAGGTTATCCAAGGGCGGGACGGTGGTATATACAGGAGCGCTGGCTATCATGGACGAGCAGCAATCCCAGCTCACGACAAACGTGACTTATCAGGCGGCCGCCGACTATGGGGAGGGGCCTGTTAAGAACGACAGCGACGGGAATCCGTTTCCTGAAGGGCGGATACCCGCGGGGACGAGGACAAGTAATCCGGTGACATACACTCCGCAGCGCAAGGCATTCTACGGCGTGTTGACGTCGGAGGCGAGGCCTGAGACGTCCGATGAAATACGTTCCTTGTCGGGGGAACTGCTGAACCCGACGAACGGGTCGTTAATGACCGTGCAGGTGCCGGCAGGCGCGTGGGGGGCGTGTTTCGCGTATCCGGCGACTTTACGGACGCCGCAATCCATTATCTCGCAAGCGTCGGGGCTGGACGTCAAAACGGGGACACCGGAAACGGCGGTCAGCGTCGAGGGCGCGAACGGATACCTGCCTATCAACTACCGCGTGTTTATCATCATGGGAAATATCCCGTACGGTGGCGCGGGCGACACATACAAATTGACAATTTAAGGAGGCGGTTTTATGTCGAATAATATTCAGTGGCCATTTGGTTTTGAAAGGCTGGCTTACGCGCCGCTTGACGCGTCGGCGGTGTTCCCGGATATACCGGCGCTTGAGGCGTACATATCCGCGGGGGCGCGGTATCCGGGGCAGATTCTGGCCGTTTCGGACGGAGCGGGCGGTTATAACATTTTTGTTATTAACGATGATCTGACTTACTCATCGAAAGGTGAAGGCGGCGGCGGGGATTCCACGGCGGCCGTCAGCGCGCATAACGAGTCCGACGCGCCTACCATTCACGCGGGCATTCGAGCGAATATCGCAGACCTCGCGGCACGCATGGACAGCTTTGAGACGCTGGGACAATGGGCGGGGACGTTTGACACGTATGCGATCAAGCCGGATAACATTTCCGGGTTTTCGCATCTGACCATCAACGATTTTATTTATATCCGCGCTGATGAAAATCATAGCGATCTGTACGCCAGGTATTTTGTAGAGGCGATTGACAGCAGCACCGGCGATATAACCTGGGGCTTCGACCGGACTTGGGCGGACGTTTCCCTCGGGACTGCCGACGATATAAAGACCGGCGATGCGGTGACGGTCACGGTGGCGGCGGGCGGGTTTAAGGCCGGCGATACGATAGCCGACACGGACAGTCTGTTGGATTTTATCAAGCGGTTACTCAATCCGCGTGTGGCGGCGGCATACACGCAGCCGAACCTGACGCTCACCGGGACAACCCCGCTGGCGAGGGAAATCGGGGAGAACATCACGCCTACGCTGACGCCGACGTTTACGCAGAACGACGGCGGGGCGATAGAAGAGTACCGACTGCTCAAGGGCGGGACGGTTATCTACGACGGCCCTGCGGCAATCGCTCATGCTGATGAGACGTTTCAACTGATTGCCAACGCCGTTTACCAGGCCGCAGTGGATTATGCTCAAGGCCCTGTCAAAAACGACAGCGAGGGTAATCCCGATCCGGCTGGGCAAATCCAGGCCGGAACGCGTACCAGCTCAAACGTGACATATATCCCGCAGAGGCGCGGGTTCTTTGGCCCGCTGGCAGACTCGACGCCGCCGGATAATACGGGCTTTATACGCGGGTTGGCGAGTAACGTCCTGAACCCGGCTAACGGAACCGCGATGGTTGTGGACGTTTCAGCGGGGGCGCGGGGCGTTTGCTTTGCGTATCCGGCAACTCTTCGGCCGGCGACATCAATCGTCATGGCAAGCACGAATTTCAACGTGGTAAATAACTTCACGGAGGCGATTGTGTCGGTGGAAGGCGCGAACGGGTTCGCGCCAATCGATTATCGCGTGTATTTCATTATCACGGATACGCCGTTCACAGGGACCGATAGATATACCCTGACCATTTAAGGCGGTGGCGCTATGAGTATTCAGTTCCCGTTTCAATATAAGCGGGTAAACAGAGAACCTATCGACGAATCTGCGGTGTTTGAAAGCATCGCGGCGTTTGAAGCGTATTTGTTGGATGGTCCAGCGTATCCGGGGCAGGTTGTGGCCGTCCGTAATGGCACGAATGAGCCGGATATATACAAGATTAATGAGGATAGCAGCTATTCAACGGTCGGCAGTGGTGACGCGCCGGTTGCAAGTGGTTTACCTGGTATCACAGATATGCGGCTGGTGAACGGCGTATTCAGGGTATATTTCGACAGGCCGGTGCCGTCCGGGTGTTTTTTGCAGCTACTAAGGTTCCGGCGCGGGACAGGCAGGTATGGCCGTAACCAACGTCGCCACGACTGGAATTTTTATCCGATACAGATTGCAAACTCCCAGACGGGCCATATCCCCGACTTACCGATACCGAACGACGCACAGGTATTCAGCTACGACGATATGACCCGCCTGTATATCCCGCCGTATGTTCGCGGAGACGATCAGCGAAGATGGGAAGATTGGGCTGCTACACACAAGGGAACGCGCCACAACCCGCACGGCAAGATGCTGAATTCGGGTCGGCTTTGGAATCGACATCGCCGAGCGTCAAAGGTCGAACTGAAATTCCGCGTAGCAAGGAAAAGCGGCGGCTGGAAATTCGGTGATACCAGCGTACAAACACTCAGAATATGGAATTTCGTAGTCAGTATAGGAAGCGCGGGAAAATCACCATACACCGCGTCAAGGTTTGAAGTAATCTAAGTTTGAGCTGCCGGGGCCTTTTCAAATCGGCCTGAGCAAGAAGGTCAGTTCTAAAGGTCTGGAGTGCCATAAGGTCGCGGACTAATAGGAATGAGCCCCAGTGCAGCTCTTTTTTAAGGTGGTGAGGCAATGGCAGATTTTAAGGTTAGATACGTGACGACAACCTCCGCAAACCTCAACAGTGTGCCCATCGTAGAGCGGCAGGTCGTACACGTTACAAATACAAGCCCGAACCAGCTTTATGTTGATGCAAACGGGCAGCGGCATAATATTACCGATAAAACAGTGATTATCTGGGGCGGGTATCGGGATCGGAGTATGTTTGGGACGCCTAACCCGGCGATGTGGTATTTTTTGACCGGAACGCGGGAGTTCTTCGCGTGGGATAACGCGGCGGCGGCGGGGTCGATTATACAGGCTCAGTGGAATAACGTGCCGGTGGACGCGGTGATTGCGCGGGTAGCGGCGGGGATAAGCGTCCCCTACGCAACGTGGATAGCGTTAACTAATTTTAGCTCTTCAACTCAAAACAACCAGAGGCGTATAAGTTTCAGAGCGCCTGATGGTTGGTCACAGACGGACAGAGTAGCCGGGATTCGGATCGCCGGCTACATCGGGAGTACATATATTCAGATCGTTGGCATCGTCAGCACAACGCGTAATGGCATTCTCAGATATTCGACCTTCTCCTTTCCGGGAACCAGCGGCCTTGTCGTTGGTTCGGATTCGTCTGTCGGCGTCGTATACCAGGGCGGCACAAGCCCGGCCGTGCAACTTTCCACTAACCCAACGATAACAGAGTTAACAGGGCACTACTGCTATTTATAAGGAGGAAGCGCAATGCACTGCAAAACCTGCAACACCGAGATAACCAACGAGGGCCGCATCGGAAAAATCGCATACTGCCCGGAGTGCGGAAGCTTGCTCGCGTCCGTGTGCCGGAAGTGCGGAAAGGAACTGAGGGACGGGGATAAATTCTGCTATTTCTGCGGGGAGCCCGTGGAGGAACCGGAAGTCGATGCGCCGCAGAACACGGTCGAGATTAAGGAAATTTACCCCGCTGACGATGACGCTAATTCCGACGGCGAGGCAACCGCCGAAGAGGGGAAAGAGGCGCCGACTGACGACGTGCCTTATTGATACGCGGGGACGCGCCTTTTTTTTATATCGGGAAACGAGATCATTTTGTTGACGTCAACAAAATGATCGGGCGCGGGCAACGCGTCTTTTTTTTATGCTCTGTAAAGGGCGGGACATATTGAGGGGGGATTTGGCATGAAGGGCATGAAAAGAAAAATGAGGCATGAAATAGCGGAAATCCTCCTCAAGCAGATTCAACGCGAAGACGACGCGTGCGGCGGCCTTGAATCCCTGATCGCGCTGGGCGGTTTGACGGATTGCGATATAACCATAATCCAAAATATGCGACAGGATAAAACTGACCACATGGTTGCATTAATGGCGATGGTCGCGCGATATGACGGTGAGATAACAGATAGCCCGGAGGTGGCGGCGGCGCTCGCGACGGTAGCGGGAGAAGAAGGCGGCTAGGTGATGCTATGACTTATGGAGAGTTTAAATTGAAATTGGAAGACAGCGGTGACAAAGAGTTAGTAGCTCTTGCGAACAATGGGCCGGACTCTTTCAGGGGTTTCCTACTATACTCAGCTGCTCTTATAGAAGCAGAGAAACGGGGTGCGAAGGACGCGTCTATTTTTTATGCCCAAAAATGAGAAGAAGCTACTTGAACTATATAACCATTTATATTATAATTGGTTATATAAGGAGGTGGCGACTTGAATCGTAGCATAAACATTCCTGATGAACTCTATGCAAGACTTAAGGCAATGGCCGAAAAAAAAGGGGTAACTGTTTCAGCAGTAATAAAAATGGCTTGCGTGGAGTATCTTGACAGGGAAGAAAAAAAATAAGAAACACCCGCTGCTCCCGACAAGAATAAGCGAGTGTTTCCAGCACCAGACCGTAATCTGATAAATCTATTCTATCGGATTGCCTCTGGAATTTCAATCACAAATTCAGGAGGTTTTTTTCATGACACAAACAGCATTAAATGGCTTAATCCTAACGGATGAAGCGTTGGATAAACTTAGCGAAGCAGTTCAAAACCAAATTACTTACGATTGGTGCTTCGACACTTTGAGGAAAATCGCAGAGCAAACACCGGATTCCCAAGAGCAAACCCCTCTTGATAAAATCCTTTGGACTTTACGATGTGCTTACTTAATCGGCCACAGGAACGCTATGGAGCTTATTCGCGACACTATACAACTGCATACGCAGACCACCGGGTGAGCTGAATGGGGCGATTCATAGACCTGACCGGGCGAAAATTCGGACGGCTGACCGTACTAAACCGAGCCGCCGCCAGAGAAGGGTCAAAATGTACTTTTTGGAATTGCGTTTGCGAGTGTGGGGCTGGGAGGGTGATTGATTCAGCAGATCTGCGAAAGGGCAGGACAACAAGCTGCGGGTGCTACAGGGCTGAGTTATGTGCCAAACACGGCAGGGCAAGCAAAAAGCACGGTTACGCAAAAACTTCCTTATATGACGTTTGGATGCATATGAAGCGAAGGTGTTATGACCCCAACGCGAAGGGCTACCACCGATATGGCGGCAGAGGGATAGAGGTATGCGACGAATGGCGCGACAATGTGGACGCTTTCGTACAATGGGCAGAGGCGAACGGATACCAACGCGGACTTGAAATTGACCGCGAGGACAACGATGGAAACTACACCCCGGAAAACTGTCGCTGGGTAACTAAAATAGAAAACGTTAACAACAAAGGGAATAACGTAAACATCACGGTTGATGGAATAACAAAAACATTAACCCAGTGGGCGGTGATAATAGGCGTAAGACACAATGCTATCAATGACTACCGACGACGACACGGGGACGCAAGTGTTCCAGACTACATCAAGAAAAAACTATAACCGTCAGGCGCCTGAAAAGGCGCCTTTTTTAATGGCGGAAAGGAGGTAGAAGCGTGGCAAATAAGTTAAAGGAATTAGCGTTAACAAGCGTCGATTTGGTTACCAGCGGTTCTAATCCTGACGCGAAAATTTGCTTGTTTAAGCGAAGGGATGGCGTCGCGGCCGTCGATGAGGACGAAACAGTGCAGCCGGTAGCCGAAACACTCTTGGAGAAATGTATCGCGGCAATCGCGGGGGTGTTTGGGAAATCGACAGAGGGCAAAGTTGAAATTGAAGGCAAGGGCGAGGATGGCTACACAGAAGGCAAAATCAATAAAGGGTGCAACGACACTCAATTTAACCAAGAGGAGGCAACGGACACAATGAGAATTGACAAGAGCAGGATGACCCCTGAGGAACTGGCCGCGATCGAGGCAATCGAGAAGAAGTATGGCGTGGCGGAACCGGAGGGAACGGGTGCGGCAGGCATCGGGGACGTGGCGAAAGGCGCGGAGGATAACCCGCCTGCGGGCGCCGTGCCTGCGGACGCCGCGGCGGCGGCGGGCGGGAATAACGCCGAGATGCATCCCGAGGTGAAAAAGGCCCTCGCGGACATGGAGGCGGTGCGGAAAGCTCAGACGGCGGAGATCGATGAGCTGAAAAAGAGCCTTGAGATGGAGAAACTGAGCGCCGTCGCGAAGAAATATGAGGTGTTGGGCAAGAAGGCCGAGGAGCTCGCGCCGAAGTTGTACGACCTGCGCAAGGCCGGAGGCACTGCGTATGACGATTACGTCGGGCTGCTCGACGAGCAGATTACGCTTGTCGAGAAGAGCGGGGTGTTCGGGGAAATCGGCACGGACAGAAGCGGCAAGCTGGAAACCGGCGACGAGCTCGGTAACAAGGCGGCGGAGATAAGGAAGGCCAACGCCGGGATGAGTACGCCGGAGGCCATAGCGAAGGCGTTCGAGGAGAACCCGGAGCTGGCCGAGCAGTACGAAAAAGAATATTTTAGCGGCATGAGCGGGAGGGTCAGATAATGCCTTACGGGAATGACAGCGGGCCGCTTGAGCGGCTGAACTCTTTTATCAATAATTCTTCGACGATCGTGGAGCGGGCGGGGGCCAATTTGGCCGATCCCGCGCATAAGGCCGTCAAGTACGACGGCGACGGTAACGTCGTCCTCGCGGACGGCGGCGAGGCGGCAATCGGCGTGATTTTGAGCAGCAGCCCCGACCCGATACCCCAAGGGGGGCAGGTTCATATTCTGGTTAAGAATATCGGGCTTCTGTCGGCGGCGGGCGCGATCAAGAAGGGCGACCTCGTGACCATAAACGCCGACGGACAGGGCATTGTGGCGACCAGCGGCAGTTTCATATTCGGCCGGGCGTTTACGGACGCGGCGGCGGCCGGCGAGGTCGTGCAGGTGCAGATAAACCCGATGGGCGTAAGGGCCTAATCAGGGAGACAGGAGGAGATATTAATGAGTCGGACACCCGAAGATGTGGCGGCACGCATCCGAAAAGGTACTTTCAAGCCGCATATTTACCTGACGAACCTCTGCCTCGCGTTTTTTCAGATACCGGGGCATTTCGTCAGCAGAAGGATTTTCCCAATAGTACCCGTGCCGATTTCCTCGGCGCGGTATTACGAATTCGACAGGGGCGACCTTGCCCGCGACAACGTGAGGCGCAAACCGGAATTCGGGCACGTGGCGCCCGCGGTATTCGGAAAACGCGATAAAAGTTACCAGTGTGAAGTGGATCAGGTCATCACGGGGATAGACCAGATTTCCTCGCTGGATTTCCAGCGCACCAACGCCCCTGGCGTGATCGACCCGCGGAGGGCTAAGGTAAGGTGGGTCGCGGAGCAGATGGCCATACACCTCGACAGGGTATGGGCGGAGAGGTATTTCAACCCGGAATCGTGGGGGCACGTCTGGGAGGGTACGGCAAGCACGCCGGGCGCGAACGAATTTTATTTCTTCGACAACGACAACTGCGACCCCGTGCGCCTTTTTAACGTGTTTTCGATCGAGATGCTCCGCAGAGGGCTCCGCGAGCCGAACAAGATGTGTTTGGGCGTAAACGCGTACGGAGCTTTGCAGACGAACCCCACGATACTGGACCGTATCAAATACCAGGGCAGCGAGGCGAACCCCGCCGACGTGAACGCCAACGTTCTGGCGCAGCTTTTCAAAGTGGACGAGGTTGTGGTGGCGAAAAGCGTGATAAACAGGGCGCCGGAAGGCAAGCCGGACGACCTCGAATTCATCTGCGATCCGAACAGCGTCCTTCTGACCTATACCACGAACGCGCCGGCCATCGACGAACCCACGGCGGGCTACACCTTCGCGTGGGATATGCTGGGGAATGGGCAGCATATGGCCGTCCAGCAGTACCTCGGCGAGCCGCCGACGCATTCCGAGTTCGTCGAGGGGCTTCTTTGCACCGACCCGAGGGTGACATGCAAAGACCTCGGGGTGTTCATGAAAAACGCGGTCAGCCCGGATTACATCCCGAAGCCGTAGGGCGGGGCGGCCGGCATGGATAGCAGGGAGATTTATATCGCGGTGAAGCCCGCGCGTTTCGACCGGGATTACGCGGTGGGAGAAGTAATCCCGACCGGGGTTATAGACCCCGGGAGCGAGCGGCGGTTGATCGAGATGGGGAAGATTCAGCGCGTGATGATGCCGAGCGGGGATGAAAACCCTGGGGCTCTGCCCACAGCCCCCTTAAAGGGGGCTGTAACCCCGCAAGGGGGCATGGCCCCCTTGACCCCCGATGGGGTTCCAAGGGGCGAGCCCCTTGGCGGGTCTGGGCAGAGCCCAGGGGCTTTGTTTTCCTGCCACATTTGCGGACGAGAGATGCGCAACAAATCAGCCCTCACAAATCACCTGAAAACCCACGGGGGCGCGATAAATCACGCCCCTACGGGGGTGGGTTTGTGAATTACACCTACGACCCCGCCAAAATCAGAGAGCGCGGCAAGGATCAGATGCGCTTTGAACTCGGCGATACAGTCATCGGCGGGGGTCCGGCGACATGCGCCCTTGCCGATGAGGAGTATGAGGCGATGCTCGAAGGAATCAACCCCGGGAAAAGGGCATGGATGTTGGCTAAGATTCAGGTTCTGGAGGCCATATTGCTCAAGCTCTCGTACCAGGTGGATACGAAAGTTGACGTGTTGTGGTACGAGCTTGGGAAACGCGCGGAGCAGTGGGAGAAGCTTTATGAGATGCTGAGGAAGCAGATGCTGGCGAACATGGGCGTACCCACAATGAGCGGCAAAGCGCAGGGGAAGCCGCCGTATTTCCACACCGGCATGGACGACAACCAGCGCGCTATGCTCCCCGGTGCGAAGACCTTTCCGTTCAAGAAAATAACGACTTAAGGGAGGTGTTCGCGATTTTTCCGGGGAATGTGATGATGACGCCGGGGCAGGAGCTTCGGGAGTTCGATGTTCTGCGTCCCGAAACAAGGGGGACCGAGATCGGGCGGGAGGGGCTGACGAACCAATTCGAGACGGTCGGCACGATCCGCGCGATACTCGCGCAGGCTAAGCCGGAGGAGGTCCAGCGCTGGCGGCAGCTCAATCACCCGATCAGCCACAAGATAATAATGCAGGGCAGGCCACCGTTCGACGTAAAACCGGGGGATATTTTCGAGCGGGACGGGCGGCGGTACTATCATCAGGCCTCGCCATACGACGCGGGCGACCTGGGGCATTGGACGATCTTTTTCTGTAGCGAAAGGGCGGATGTCGTATGAGTCAGGCGAGTATAAATAGGGCGTGGAAAAATGCTTCGGAGGTAATCGGAAAGACGATACAAACCACGCTGAAGGGCGTGGAGCAGGTGATGGAGGCACGAGCTTACAGCGCGAGTAACGCGCTGCGGAGTGCGGCGCTTTTTGTTTTGAAAGGACAAGGGAGCGGCAGGCGGTATAAAGTTCCCGGCACACATAAGCGGCAAAGGGATAAGGTGTCTGGCAAAATGCGAAACGGCGTATACTACACGGCCTCGGCACCGGGGGAAGTACCCGCCAAAAGACTTGGTGATTTCATGGGTTCATGGATGACCCAGGTCCGCGTTGAGAGAAGGGGCAAGAAATTTTACGCCATAGCCTCGATCGAGAGCAATATCCGGGCAGGGAATAGGCCGCTGGGGGATATTCTTGAGAAGGGCACATCGCGGATGAAACCGCGGCCTTATAAACAGGCTGTGGTGGATCGGGCAATGCCCAGGATTAAGGAATTGTATAAGTTTAAGAAATAGGACCCCGGGGTGGATTTTGACATATGTCGGTGATATAATAAGCGCGGCCCAGCGGGTTCACTCGGTCAAGCGTTCGTGCGCTTAACCGAGAGCTTTAACCCCGGTTTGAGCGCCGAGGCCAGAGTATGCGCAGTTTTAAGATTAGCGTCACCCAAAAACACGGGCGGCGCTTTTCCTTTTTCTGCCGCTTCTTCATGGCCTTCACCTCCCCTCCCTGTGATTTCTTTCAGGTTCAAACGGGGCCGACCGTGCGGCCCGTTATCGGTCTGGACCGCGCGGATTAGATTATACCAGTAGGGGCGGCATTTTTGCCGCCTGTTTTTTATGGAAGGAGCGTGAGAAGTATGTCGATGACAATCGGCGTAAACGTTGCGGCTTTTGACAAGACGATCGTAAACCGGGGGGACGCCATCCGGTTTAGGAGGGCGGGCGATACGTCGTTCAGGAACGGGATCATTACGAAGATCGCCGACAGCCAGATAGAGATCCTCCACAGTAATATCCAGAATAACGCGACCAGCTTCGCGCAGATAAACGCGGCGGACGTGGCGGTCGGAGTTTGGGAGATTTATTGGACGGCCGACTTTGTGACGATCAACTACCAGGCGGGAGGGGGTTAGGGTGCTTGACGGGCTTTTGACTGACCAAATCAGGAGTGATCCGGAAATCGCGGGGATGCTTGCCACATACAAGGGCGGCCCCGCGTTTTTTTATCAGAAAAGCCCGCAGGACGATGACAGGGGCTGGCAGAAGCCCGCTTTTCCGCGAGTCGACCACAACATTGATATGCGCTATGACCCGGAGCGGAAGGTCAGCGGGGCGCTCTCGGTGAACGTCTGGTGCAACACCGAGAGCAAGTTTATGCCGGAAGATATTGAGCGCCGGTTGATCGAGCTCATAAGCGGCACGTTCTACACCACCCGTGAGCGGACGACCGTGTGTGCGATTTGGAATCGTTCGGACGCATTCGTCTATGAAATGCCCTCCAACATCGGGGGGAACGCAGCGCCGGAGGTATTCGGGGTCACGCTGCTCTTTGATTTGATGCAGTTTCCCGAACAGCTGACCACTGACCCGGACCCTATACAGGGCCTCAATAACTGGACGCGGGCGAATTTCCCCGGCATGACGGTCATAGCGCATGACGCGACGCCGGCCGTCTGGAGGCCGAGCGACGAGAACCCGGCCGTTTATTGGAGGTTTGAGAGCGCCGCGGCAAACGACAGGCAGTCGTATGCCGTGAATTGGTACACCGGGCAATTTGCGGCGCACGTCGTCGCCGACAGTGTGACGGAGCGCAATCGGTGGACAAAGGCGATGATAGAGCTTATTCAGCTTGAAGGGGAGGTTCTTCTGACGGACGGTTCCCCGATGTTCGCGAAACAGATAGCAATTCGTCACGGCGCGGACCCGCTGCGGGAGGGACAGTTTTTGTTGACGGGGCAGTATGGAGTGTTGGCGGTACACCGCAAGGAGCGCAGCGCAGCGCGTCTGCGGTTTGACGCAAACCGGGGCGGCGTGGGGGCCGCATACGGCGGCGGTAGTGTTTATGGCATTGAAGGGCTTACTGACGAAGAACTCGCCGCGATTTCGAACGCGCAAAATCCGTTGAATAACGCAATTTTTACAAATCTGGAACTGGAGGTTAGGGCAGATGGCAAAGAACAACAAAGATAACGACGCTGCGGAAAATGGCGCGGCTGTCATTCCGCAGGAGGAGGTTCAGAGCGTGGGCAATGCAACGACCGACGCGAAAAGCGCGCCCGCGCATGCGGCCGGCGACGAACCGGAATACAGCGCGGCTGATCTTGCGAGCGCGGCGCGGGCGCGGTTCGGGGTGCCGCCGGAGGTGGTGCATACCGCGCTGAAAGTGGAGGGAAAGGACAAAGCCACACTCAGCGAGGCAAAGCGGATTGTAAAGGCATTCTTGGAGAGGAAGGTGAAATAAATGGCCTCGTTTTTCATAATCGGCGAAAAAAAGATACGCCCCGGCGTGTATTTACGCTATGAAAACTGGGGGCTTCCCCCGATAGCGGGCGTGGACGACGGGGTATGCGCCTGCGTGTTCGAGTCCGACTGGGGGCCGATTGGGGCTCCATCGGTGGTTGAGAACTTCGCGGACATAGCGAGGATTTACGGCGACGGCGGACCGGAGGGAACGACTATCCTGCCGGTCGAACAGTTCAGAGGCGGCGCGCGTCGCGTCGTGGCACTGCGCCTTGGGAGCGGCGGAACCCGTGGGACGTATCGGATCAAGGATTCTGCAAATCCCGATCCCGCCGAGGTAATACAGCTCGCGCTCTTGCATCCTGGCAGCAAGAAATTTTCTATTACTATCAGGCCGACGCTTGTGGACCCGGATGTGACCGAACTGCTTATCCTGGACGATACCGAGGTGATGGAGCGGTTTACATTCGATACGCCGGCGGGGACGGATCAGGTCGCCGCGCTGATGGATGCGGTCGCGGCACAGGAGAGTAAATTCTTCACGCTCACCAAACTCGCGGACAGCTCGGAACCGCTGACGGTCATCGACCAGGCGCCAATCACGCCCGGCGTCGACCCGGTTATTAACGTGGCGGCATACTCGGCGGCGTTCGAGGCCCTGGAGGGCTTCCGCTGGAACGTGCTGGCGATCGACACCAACGACGTCCCGGTACAGATGATGATGCAGATGTACCTGAATCGCGTATACCAGGGCGGGAAATTCGTCCAGGGCGTGATCGGGGAGCCGAGCGTCGGTCCCGATAGGGTGACGTTTGACAGGAGATTGCTACACGCGTCGGCATATAACGACTATCAGGTCGTGTATGTCGGCAATGGGTTTGTTGACCTCGCGGGAACCGTGTATGACGGCTGGCTGGCGGCGGCGCGGACGTCCGGGCTGGTGGCCGGAACGCCCAGCAACGAGAGCGTTACGCATCTGGCGATCACGGGCGCGATAGCGCTGACGGAGCCGCTTTCCAACTACGACTACGAGAGGTCGATCAAGGCGGGGATGCTGACGTTTTCCAAGAGCGCGGCGAATACCGTGTGGGTTGAGAGCGGGATAAATTCCCTCGTATTGCTCAATTCCAGGCAGGATGAGGGCTGGAAGAAGATCAAGCGCGTAAAGGTCCGCTTCGAACTTTTCCAGCGGCTGAGCGACACCATAGAGCCGCTTGTCGGCCGCGTAAACAACGACCCGGACGGGCGCATGACCATAATCCAGCTGGGGAACGCCGTGTGCGACACGATGGTAGCGGAAAAGAAGCTGCTGGCTGGAGCGTACTGCGATCTTGACCCGGACAACGCGCCGCAGGGCGACAGCGCGTGGTTCCTGGTGTATGCGGACGACATAGACGCGCTGGAGAAAATGTACTTCGCGTTTAAATTCCGCTTTGCGCCGGAAGTTTAAGAGAGTTGAGAGAGGAGAGTTGAGAGTTGAGAGTTAGGGGCGAAGGGCAAAGATGATTTTAAATCTTTTAACTCTCAACTCTCAATTCTCAACTGATTTTTAGAGGGGGTGAAATTATTGAACGGATTGAATGATCAGAGTACCCTTGATGTAAGGCAGCTTATTACGGGCAAGGATGGGCAGCTTTTTGTGACCTCCCGCGCCGGGGTGAATATTTTCCTCGCGGAGGTGGACGATTTCACGGCGCAGCTTTCGCCGGCCAATACCGACTATCAGCCGGTGGGAAGCGCGCTGATCTACGCGGTGAACACCGGTTACAGTATTACGCTCTCGATGACTGAGGCCGTTATACGCGACGACGTGATGGTCGCGGAACTCATCAGGGACATACAGAGGGGGTACTTCCCCGGCTACGATTTCCAGGGGAAAATGCGCCGGCGCGACGGGCAGGCGGAGCGCATCGTGTATCGCTGGTGCGTGCCGGACGGCACGGTAGACCTGCAGAACCTCAAGCCGGGCGAAATAGTCAAACGGGCGTGGAGTTTCAGGTGTAACGCCAGCCCCGATATGCTGGAAATGTTCAGGGGCATAAACGGACTGCCGTCCGATCTTTACAGAAACGCGTTCGCGTAAGAGGGCAATTGAGAGTTGAGAGAGGAGAGTTGAGAGTTAGGAGCGAAGGGCAAAGACGATTTTAAATCTTTTAACTCTCAACTCTAAACTCTCAATTCTCAACTGATTTTTAGGGGGGAATTGAGTGATGAATTTCAACACGGCGCCTGAGGAATTTGACGAGAAGGACGATGAACAGGAGGCCCTTTCGAAAGAGGAAATCCTGATGAGCGAGGGCGACATTTTGGACGGGTTGCTCAAGGCCGGCAAGGGGAAGGACGACGCTGACAACTATCGGAAAATCCAGATAAAAAGGAAGGGCGTATTACTTCTGGAGTTTCGCGTGCGTCCGCTTTCCGAGGACGAAAATCAGGCGTGCTGGCGGAATGCAACGAAGTACGCGCCGACGAAGCCCGGAAGGCCGAAAACAGCCATAGACACCAACCTCGCGCAATATCGTTCTCTTGTAATTTACACCGCGACGGTGGACGAGGACAGGGCGAAAGTTTGGGATAACAAGCGGGCTCAGGAGGGTCTCGGTCTGGTGTACGGCGTGGACATGATCGACAAGGTGCTTCTGAATGGAGAAAAGGCGAGGGTATTCGACGTCATTGACGAGATCAGCGGCAATAACGAGGAGACGGAGGAGCTGGCAAAAAACTTCTGAGCGCTCAGGGCCGGACGCGGGTGATGCTTGAAGTTTGCTGGCGGTTCGGCATGAGGATCGGCGAGTATCAGGCATTGGCCACCGGCGAGAGGGCGCTTTATAATCAATACGCGCTGCTCAAGATGGGTGAGGAGGCGAGGACGCCCGCGCTGAGGTTGGATATGGCGAGGAAGTGACATATGCGTGACATAACGTGACAGAGCGTGATATAATAAGCACGACCCCGGTAATAAGGGCCTCAGTCGGGTTTAGGCCCCGACTGAGGGATTAACCCCTATCGTGGCCTGAACGGCCAGAAGATCCGTAGCTTCAAAATCAGCGTCAGCCACAGCCATGGTTGGCGCTTCTTTTTTGGCTTCTTTTTCTTCATCCGCCTCACCCCCTCTCCTATCAGTTTCCTTCAAGGTATTGACGGGGGTTCCTCCTGTGCGCCCCAAGTTCACGGGGCCGCGCTGACTAGATTATATCTTATTGTCGATAATTAACCGCCCTTCGGGCGAGTTTCGCCCTCTTGACGGCAGGATTGACTGATTGAAAATTCGTAGTGGTTTTAGTATAATAACGACAAAGCAAGACCCCCCGCCGGAGAGGAAGCAGGGGAAACGTCTTGCGGGCCCTGCCGACTGAGCCGCTAACTCAGCCGGGGTTACAGGCCGAAGTTAGGGATGAGTGATGGTGCGGATTAAATCCGCAAGCGCTCTTAGCAGCTGGGCCACAGCTACGAGAGCCGAAGTTAAGAGGGCTATCCAGAAAGCAAGTTTCTGGGGCCTTCTTTTTTTCTTCTCCATCCAAACCACCCCCTTTCTTGCCGGGGGGATTCCTCAAGGTGCCGGACACCCCGGCGTGATGATGAACCAGGGCCTCTCCTGGAGAGAATTATATCATCACACGTCCTTCGGGTGAGTTTGGCGGGCGGTGTTTTTGGGAACAGATAAAAATAATTGTAAGAATTAAGAATCGCTGTTTCTATTCTCGATTTCCTTATCAACCAGCTTTTGACAGTTTTCAAGGACGGATTTTGTTACGGCGAGGTCTTCGTCGGTGGCGGATTCGGCGAATTTGTTGATCATGTTATAAGCCCCCAACACTCGGCGCAGATCGAATGGGTTTGCTTGTGAAATTGTATTGTGTATTACTCCCATGAGGTCAATATCGAGGTTTTTCGACATATGGAAATATAGCTTTAACTCTGCTAATTCATCAGGAGTTATTTCATAATTCTGGGCGGCGTACATGTAGTTGTCCAACCATTCTTCAAACGGAACCTCGCCCAATATGGCTTTGTATTGTGGTGATTCGTTTATCAATTTGTAAATTCTTGGCAATAGTTTTTCAGAGCTTGATATTAATTTGATAATTGCTGGCTTTATGTCATCAAGGGGATTTGAATCATCATTAAGGAGGTAGTCCATTGAGGTTTCAAGAACTTGAGCAATTTTCTTGGTCAGCTCACGCGAGGGGCCTCTATCGTTTTTTTCAATAGCGCTTATGTGGGCCTGTGATACACCAACGAGAGCCGCGAGTTCTTTCCCTGACAGCCCTTTTTTTTCGCGAAGCTCTTTTATTTTTTGCCCGACCATATAGATCACCACCATGTTAAATGATACAAAAAAAGAAAGTGAATTGCAAACATCAAAAAGGAGTTTATTTACCAAAAAGATGTTGACTAAATTCACATATTGCCATATAATCTCTTTTTAGGAAGGAGGTGTTGACATGAAAGAAAAAGAGCGGTGGACAATGAACATGTCCATTGAATCAGAGCTTTTGACCGCATTTAGAATTTGCTGTATCAAGCAAAGGAAAAAAATTACGCAAGTACTCGTTTCACTGATACGAAAGTACGTCGAAGAAAATGAGAAACCCGAACAACTGACCAATCTTGGAGGATAGCAGTCATTCGGGCCAAACAAAGGAAAACCTTCGCGTGTGTATTATAGCACGTTGAAGGCTTCCTTTGGATATGTGATAAGGGGGTCATTTTTTATGTCAAAAACTGCGTTGCAGGAATTGATTATGTCGGACGAGCAGTTGGACGCGATCAGCAAAAAGAAGGAAGAGGAAACCAGCTATGACTGGAGTAAGGAAATCGTTTTGAAGATCAGAGATATCACGACAGATTATAAGGAAAATAGTCCGGGCGATATTATCCTTTGGACCGTACGGCGGGCTTTTCTGATGGGACACAGGGAAGCACTGGAGCTTATGCGCGAGTTAATAATGAATTTGAATTTGGAATTGGAGGCTATCAGGCATGAAGGTATCTGATATTCGGCTCGACGGAGGAACACAGTCTCGCGTTGGCCTCGACAACAACGTAATCAACGAGTACTGCGAGGCAATGCAGGAAGGCGCGAAGTTTCCGCCGGTGGTCGTTTTCCACGACGGGAAAAGCTACTGGCTCGCAGACGGTTTTTACCGGGTTTACGCCGCGATGAACGCGCAGATATTGGAAATTGACGCGGATGTAAGAAAAGGCACAGTCCGCGACGCGAAACTGTATTCCATGTCGGCAAACGCCAAACACGGGGTGCGTATGGGGCTAAAAATCGCAGGAGGGATTAGCGATGAGTAAGTATCAGTTTTTGCCGAGTTTGAGCCTTGATGAATACGAGGCGCTGCGGGAATCGATACAGAAATACGGCGTTATACAGCCGGTAGTTGTGGACGAAGACGGCGCGATTATTGACGGCTATCACCGCGTCAAGATCTGCAAGGAGCTCGGAATCGATTACCCGAAGCGGATATTGAAAAAGCTGACCGAGGAAGAAAAAGAGAACCTGTCGGTTTCGTTGAACATCAAGCGGCGTCACCTCACTAAAGACCAAAAAAAAGAGCTCGCTCTTGCGCTCAGGGAGGAAGGCTGGACGCAAGAGCGGATAGCGAGCGTGATGGAGGTTTCTCAAAAAACCATATCGAATTGGATTAGTAATTTTTCTAATCCTGACCTACACTCACCTAATCTAAATCAAGACGAACTCATAACTTTAAAGTTGCGGCTTGAAAGTGAGGGAAAGAAGGCTGTTGACCTTGAAAATGAAAATGACCGCTTGCGTAAAGAGCAGCTCGCCGAGATCGACGCGAAAGTCAAGGCTCGTACCGACGCGATGAAAGAGGAGTATCAGCGGCGCTTCGATGAGGCTGTTACAAAGGTCAAGGCCGCGAATAAGCCCGCTGATGAAATCGACATGGCGGTCATCGACAAAATGGTCGAGCAGCGCACGGCGGAGAAAGTTGCCGAGCTGGAAGAGGCCAAGAAGAAGGCTGACGCTTCTCGCGCGTTTCATGACAAACAGTGGAAACACCTTCAGGAAGTAAGAGAGAAAGACAAGAAAATTCTCCAGGCAAGGTTGGACGAAAAAACCGAGGAGATCGAGGAGGCTGCGCGTAAGCATCTCGACCTGAAAAAATTGCAGGCAGAGTATGACGAGCTGGCGAGGAAAAAAAGGCACTTGGAGAACGAGATGAAAGCCAGCGCGATAGTTGCGAGAATCAGGAAGACTCTGTTGTCTGAGAACGAGGCGTTTTCAAGAGGCATGATAGTCTTGCAGCTTCTTTCCAAGGAAATTCTTACACGGGACGACTGTGCCGGATTGACGCTCGAAGAGCTTGAGCGATTCAGGGCTGAGGCGTTGGAAGCGACAGTCTGCGGAAAAAAGATCGTTGCCGCGATACATGAAGTCATCGAAAAGGTCAGGGGCGGAGGTGCATTGAGAGTTGTCCAGGGAGACTGAATACAAGGGCAAGCGCAACGGCAATTTGGAGCTCGCCGAACAGAGCCTGTTTTCTGAAAACGGGGTCAATGACGACGAACTGGCGGAAATGCTGGATTATGAAATATCCGAGAAGGCCGCGGTATTGTGGTGCCGCCGTCAGGACGCGCGGAAGTTCAAAAGGGAGCAGAGCGTCAAGAAGGGCGCGTTTATTTTCTCGATCCCCGTGGAGGGGGAGGAGAAGCCGCGATACTTCGCGCTTGAGGTCATCAAACAGAACCGCCCTAAAGATAAACAAATTCTGCGAAGGCGGTCGATGCGCTCGCTTGAGAACAATATAAACCTGCTCGTCGAGGTTGCGTTGGTGGAAGACGCGCAGGGGACGCTTTTTGACTTGGAAGACCTTGAAAGCGAGCTCATTCAAATCGTCCGCGAGATGCTGCGAAACGCGGTGAACAGGAAAGGCGTTAAAAAAATCGCGTAAAGTAACGGAACACAACCGCCCTTCGGGGCGGTTTTTTTATGCCCGACGAAAGGAGGTGGCCGGGATATGGCCGAGAACGTGTCTGTTATTGAAATCAGGGCGACTGTGACGGATGAAACGCAAGGCGGCGCGTCCAGCGCGACGAAGAGCGTCAATAAGTTGGAAGAGTCTATGAGAAGCGCGCAGGACGGGCTGAACAAGATGAACAAGATGAGTAAGCTGGAGATCGTCATGAACCTGAAAGATCTCGCGAGTAAGGGGCTCACTGGCGTTGTAAATATGGGTAAAAAGCTGGCGGGCGCAGCCTGGACTGTGACCATGAAATTGAAAGACCTCGTTACCGCCCCCCTCCGGGGATTGTGGCGGATGGTCACGAACCCGTTAGTGGCGATAGCTGGTATGGCTGGGGTCGGGCTTGGGATTCGGGACACAATGCAAACGTTTATGGGCTTTGAGCAGAGCATGGCAAACTTGCGCTCGATCACCAGGGCTTCCAATGAAGATTTCGAGCGATTGGAAGCGACGGCAATGAAGCTTGGGGAAACGACGGTGTTCACTGCCAGCCAAGCGGCGGAAGGTATGACATACCTCGGTATGGCCGGTTTTAACACGGGGCAGATACTTGAATCCATACCGGGCATGCTTAGTCTCGCCGCCGCGACAGGTATGGACTTGGCCCGCACGGCTGATATCGCAAGCAATATTTTGACCGGCTTCGGCCTGGAGGCCGAGGAAATGGCCCGTGTGGCGGACGTTATGGCTTTGGCGGCTTCTACGTCAAATACCAATGTCGAACAGCTTGGGTACGCTATGAAATACGCCGCCCCAATTTCTAAGGCGCTGGGGTTCAGCCTCGAAGAAACGGCGGCCGCCGTAGGCATATTATCGAATGCGGGCATTCAGGGACAAATGGCGGGAACGACGCTGCGGGGAATGCTTGACAGCCTGGCGTCTCCAACCGATGCCGCTGCGGTGGCTTTGGATTATTTGGGCGTTAAAACGGTGGACGCATCGGGTACACTCCGGGGTCTGGAAGATGTTATCAAAGACCTCGATGCGGCTATGAACGCGCGCGGTCTTGGCAGCGCGGAAAAATACGGATTGCTTGATCAGATATTCGGCACGCGTGCCGGGACCGGAGCCAATGCCATGTGGGACGCGATAGTGTCCGGAGAGTTGGCGGAACAGGTCCGGAAGCTCAGAGAAGAGTCGGGCGGTGTAGCCGATGAGATGGCTAGAGTTCAAATAGACACCCTAAGCGGCTCCTTTGCCCTCCTCGCGAGCGCGGTGAGCAGCGTGCAGATAGCAATCGGCAAACGGCTGATGCCTTATTTCAGGAGTTTTAACGATTGGTTGATAAGCAAGATGCCGGATATGCGAGAAGCGGCGATGAGCGCATTTGACACCATCGAGACGAAAATAGGGGACGTCCGGAGCGCGATACAGGCATTCACCCAAAGCCCGGCATGGCTTGAGGCGGAAACTCTGTGGGACAAGGTAAAGGTGGGTTGGGAGAAGCTGATCGTGGAGCCGTTCGAGGCGTGGTGGAGCAGCGCCGGGAAGGCGTGGCTGGCGGGGAAGATGAACGCCGTCGGGAGCGGCATCAGCTCCGGGCTGACCGGGGGGCTTTTAGCCATGCTGGGTTTCAGCGAGGGCGACGCCGCCGATGACGGATACAGTACGGGCAGATCATTTATGGCGGGTTTTCTTGAGGGGTTTGACGCCGCGAAGATAGGCGAGGCCATTAAGGGGGCCATTATAAACGTGCTAAGGGACGCGATCGGCGTTCTTCCCGGGGTTGAGGGAAGCGGTACGTCCTGGCTGTCGGCTATAGTTGCCGGGGGCTTGGGGATGAAGATCGGCGGGGCATTGCTTCCAATGATGAAGATACTGGGGGCGGTTCCGGCGATGGCGTCGGGGGGAACCTCGGCGGGAGGGACGGCCGCGATAGGCGCCAGGGCCCTGCCCGCAATCGGGGGCGTAATGGCGCTCGCCGCCGGCGCGATGGACGCTTACCAAGGCGTCGGAATGGCTGACGAATGGCTCGGCAGCGATGACCTGACCAGTCAGATTCTGGCGGGGATCGCCGCGGGGCTCGGCGGGATTCACGGCGAGGACGGCGGGGACATTGCGGCCGGCGCGCTTAAAGGCGCGGGTATAGGCGGTCTTGCCGGGATGATAGGCGGTCCTCTCGGTTCGGCGATAGGCGCGGCGGTTGGGGCGGCAGTAGGGGGATTGTTGGCTTCGATCGGCGGCGAGGATATCGCGGTGTTTCTCGCTGACGCGACGGAAACTGCCTCGGAATTTTTTACTCAAAAATTGCCCGCGGTGTTTCGGGATTTATGGGGGAAGGCTGAAGGGTTTGTAAGGGACACGGCGGGGCCGTTCTTCAAAGAAACCATACCGGGATTCTTCACTGACCTATGGGGGAAGGCGGAGACGTTCTTCGGCACGACCGTACCCGATGCGGCTGCGAAAATCGGCGAGAAGATAGGACCGTTTTTCACCGAGACAGTGCCGGGGTTTTTCAGAAATCTATGGGGGCGGGCAAGGGCCTTTTTTACTGTGACGGTACCGGGCGCTGCGTCCAAGGTTGGGGACACGGTGAGGCCGTTCCTCTTTGAAACAGTGCCGGGGTTCTTCGGCGACGTGTGGGAGCGGGCAAAGACGTTCTTCGGCACGACCGTACCGGGCGCGGCATCGCGGATCGGGGACACGGTGAGGCCGTTTCTTTTCGAAACGGTACCGGGGTTTTTTACCAACCTGTGGGAGCAAGCAGGGCCTTTTTTCACGAAAACCCTGCCGGACGCGGCGGCAAAGATAGGGGAAAAGATAGGACCGTTTTTCATGGATACAGTGCCGGGGTTCTTCGACGACCTGTTGGGCGATATAAATAACTTGTTGACGGATAACGATCACGGCGCGCTCAAAATCATCGACGGAGATCTGGCGGCTTTCCTTACGGAAAGAGTGCCGGAGTTTTTATCCGGGTTGTGGGATGAGGGTTATGACCTTCTCGTAAAGAAGCGATCGAAGGCACTCGGTTTCATAGTAGGCAGAGCAATATCTTTCCTGCTTAGTGACTTGCCGGGTTTATTCAGTAATCTGTTCTATGACACAAACCTCTCTTTCTCCGAAAATCTGGCCAGGGGAATAAAGATCATCGGCGGAATGTTGTGGACCTTTTGGACCCAAACCGTGCCTGGGTTTTTTGTCAGCATGATCGGTGATACCGTCCAAGCGTTCCGAGAGGGTTTTGCCGATGGAATTGGTAAAGTGCGCGAAGACGCGAAGAATTTTTTCATAAATCTGTGGAATGGGCTGATGAATAACGCGGACGGCGATGGCAGCTTATTGGAGGAAACTCACGTCAAAGGAGGCGGCAAGAAAGGTAGCGGTGGTCCTGGGAATAGAAGGGGCTTCGCTGAGGGCGGTATTTTGATGCAACCGTATTTGGGCTTGGTAGGGGAAGACGGGCCGGAGGCTATAATCCCGCTGTCGTCCGGGAGGCGCGAGCGGGGGCTGGCGTTGTGGGAGCAGGCGGGGCAGATCATGGGCGTGAAACCTTATGCCGAGAGCGCCATTACGGCGGCGCGGATACCAGCTGCTGTATCTGCCGGGGGCGCTGCGGGTAAGCCGCCGGTAAATTTCTATAACACCTTCGAAGTAAATATCGACAACAGCGGCGGCACGATGGACAGTGACAGTATCGCGGACGAAGTGGTTCATAAAATCGCCGTGAAACTGGAGCAGGTGTTCGCGAATATGCCGATGGCCGTCGAGGGGGCATGAGGATGGATATTTACCTGACTGACCTTGAGACGGACGATATTTTGCGATTTCCGATGATGCCCCAGAAGATCGACGTGCGCGTGGGAACGATATTCCAGAGCTATACAGTGATCGCTATCGGGAATATAAAGCTTCCGACAGGGCAGGAGCTTCTGGGGTTTTCCTGGAACGGCTGGCTGCCGGGGAAGGCTCGGGAACATGCTCCGTATGTAGCGGAATGGATGCCTCCCGAGGAAATACAGGCGCTTTGGACCGTGTTCCGGGACGAGAAAAAGAAACTCCGCCTGCTGGTGACGGAGACGCCGATAAACCACGACGTTTACATCGAGCAATTCTCGATGGAATACAGCGGGGGGCAGGGCGATTACCTTTATAGTATTTCATTCGTTCAGGCTAAGGACCTGCGAGTATATGAAAGCGGCGAGGGCGCCGAAGACAACGCGAGCGCGCCGGATAAACCGGATGGACCGGCAAGGCCGTCGCCGCCGCCGGCTGCGACCCATACCGTGAAGCAGGGCGACAGCCTGTGGGCGATATCTCAAAAAGAGATGGGGGACGGGAGCCGGTATCCGGAACTCTACGAGGCGAACAGAGATGTGATAGACCCGCGCAACGAGGGTACCGGCAACGATAAGTACACTATTTATCCCGGTCAAGTGCTGAAAATCCCCGAATAGGAGACCGCGATGATCGATATTTCAACAGTTGAATACGACGTGGAGCTTCTGACAGAAGACGGTGAGCGTTATCTGCTGGGCGGGGCGCTTCTCAGTCTTCAATGGGAGGAGCAGAAAAACGAGCTTGCGCAGCGGGCGACGCTGACCGTCGCGAACGCGACGATCGGCGATACCGACGTCAGGATCATGTCCGTCGCCAAGATAAACTGCGTTATTTTGATATACGGCAGGTGGGGCGACACGAGGGAGCTGGTGTTCGAGGGGAGCATCTGGGAGTGGCAATATACGAGCAGCACCCGGAAGCAACTGTCGATAACCGCGTATGACAAGCTGATCCGGTTGCAGCAGAGCAAGGATTTCAAATATTACTCGGCCGGAATGAGCACGCAGGCGATCATCGGCGATATTTGCGGCGATTGGGGCATACCGCTGGCATATAAGTGGGGCCGGAGTATGACCCACGAAAAGAAGGTGTTCAGCGCGGAGCGGATAAGCGACATGATAATCGGCCTGCTTGAGGAGGTGCGGCTTAATACCGGGGAGAAGTTTATCGCGTATTTCCGCGGCGGGGAGCTGCAGATTGTAGGCTACGGCATGAATAAGCCGATTTACAGATTCGACGGGGAAAACGTGACTATGACCACGGACAAGCTTTCGATAAATAACCTTGTGACCCGCGTCAAGATAATCGGTAAGCAAGACGATGCGGGCCGTGTTTCAGTCGACGCGATAGTGGACGGGAACACAGACTATGGGGTGATGCAGGAAATTGTCCGGCGCGACAGTAACAAGACGATTGAGGCGGCGAAAGCCGAGGCTGACACCATCCTGAAAGAGCGCGGAAAACCGGAGGAAACGACCCGGATAACCGTACCCGATCTGCCCTTTCTTCGGAAGGGAGACAAGATTGAGGCGGCGGCCGGTAATCTGATCGGCTTTTTTCACGTGATGGGGGTTGCCCACATTGCGGCTGCCCGACAGATGACGCTGACGCTTGAGAGGACGCCGGGATAGCGCGAAGGGGTGAGGACGTGGCGAACGAGGGAATAAATCGTCTGGCGCGGGTATTGCAGGGGCGTATGAAAGCGCTTGACGAGAAGCCGCCGTTATTGGACTTCGGGGAAATATTGGACGACATGAGCCTTTTATGCAACAAATTTCCCCTCCCGATACCACAAAGCGACTATATGGTCTGCCGATCTGTTCAGTGGGGGCCGGTGGACAGTATTTTTTACAAGACGCAAGCCCCAGGCAGGGTCAACAGCGGAGAACACACACACGCATCAGGCGGCGGGCATTCCCATCCGGACGCGGGGTTTAGCGTACACACCCACGCGACGAACGGGGAAAGCGAGCATCATGTACACGATTACCTTATAGGCCCGAAGAACCGCTGGCTTGTGCCGGGCGACCGGGTACTCGTGGCATGGGTGGGGGACGATGCCTGCGTGATAGACATAATATATCCCGCTTCGCGGATCGGAAGGGACGCTGACGGATATGACAAATAAACTGTTTCCGGTTTTCGATGTACCGTCAGTGCTGGCGGAGGACAGAAAGCCAAGAAAAAGATATCGTCCGGCGCCGCTCTTCGACATAGAGAGCGGCGAATTTGATTTAACAGGCGCGAGGCAGCCTATATACGGGAGCGGGTATGACGCGTGGGTTTTGTGGTGTACGAAGACCATACTCACGCAGCGGTGGGCGTATCGCGGATACGGCCGCAACGCCGGCATCGAGGCTGAGGGAGCGTTCAAGGCTCCGGACAGGAAGGCGCAGGAAAGCGTATTTTCCAGGACTATAAGCGAGGCGCTGCTGGCCGACCCGGCGGGACGGACGCGGGCGGTTCGCAATTTTCATTTTGGCTGGCTCGCCGATAGTCTGCACATTACCTGTGAAGTAATAGGGCGCGACGGCAACTCGGCGACGATTAAAACCGGCCTTAGAAGATAGGAGGGGTTGAACATATGCCTTACCCGTACACGCCGCCGGAATTTCTTGAAAACCAGACTGTCGAGGCAATACACAGGCGCATGTTGGGCGCTTTGCCGGACGACATAGACAAGAGCGAGCTCGGTATACCGTGGGATTTTACGCGCCCTGCCGCGGAAGAAAAAGCGGAGTTTGTGGGGTTTGAGCTAAACGAAACTATAAAAATAATTTTTCCGCATTGGGCAGATGGCCGATGGCTTGACCGTCACGCTGAAATGGAGGGATTGTCGCGTCGACCGGCTAACAGGGCCTTTGGCACCTTGGAGGTCACCGGCAGGCCGGGTGTGACGGTGGCGCAGGGTTTTCAATTCGCTACTCCCGCGAACCTGACTGCCAGCGTGATATTTGAGGCGACGGAGGAAATTGTACTCGACGGCGAGCCTGACGGCACGGGGCAGGTGGCGGGCGTCGTGCCGGTACGAGCCGTTGAGGGCGGTCGCGGCGGTAACGTTCCGCCCGACTCGGTGATCCTGATGGTGCGCCCGGACGCGGGCATAACGTACATAACGAACCCGGAGGCGACGACGGGCGGCGCGCCGGAGGAGACCGACGACGAGCTCCGCGAGCGCGTTCTTGATATGATACGGTACGGCATAAGCTGGACGGGATGCGATGCCGACTATGTGCGGTGGGCTAAAGAAGTTCCGGGCGTCGGACAGGCGGTAACTCAAGCGGAATGGGCGGGGCCGGGGACTGTCCGGCTGTTCGTGATCGACGCGAACGGCCTGCCGGCCAACCAGCAGATACTCGATGCGGTTTACGTCCACATCATTCATCCGGAGGACAGGATGCAGCGCAAGGCACCGATCGGCGCGACGCTGACGGTGGCGGCGCCAGAGCCTCTTTATGTGGATATTGCGGCGACGATTCTCCTTCAGGAGGACGAAAATCTCGATGCCGTTATAGACAGGTTCAGGGGCAATCTGAATAACTACTGGCTGGAGGCGACGTCTGAGAACAGTCTGTTCGAAATACAATCGGGGGCGGCGCAGAATTTTATCAAGTTTGTTTTTGTGGCCGCAACTCTCGCGAATACACTGGGAGTCGCAAACTATATTCCGAGAAGCCTGCTCGTGAACGGCGGAAGAGACGACATTCCGATATCTATCGGGCGGTTCCCTGTCACGCGGGAGGTGGTTATGATTGAATAAGCCCGATCTCGACATAATCAAAAGCCCCGAAGCGGAGCGAATGCGGCAAATGGTGACGGCGGGCTTTTATGACCGCTCGCGCATAGGGTTATGGCTTTTCGAGGTGATCGGGCGCGAGTGGGACGACATGGCGGAGTGGGCACGGACGGTACGGAATGAAGCCTTTCCTCAGACATGCACTTGGAGCATCGCGATTTGGGAGTTTGTATATGGGTATGAACCGGATGACTCACTGCCGCTGGATTTCAGGCGCAGGCGGATTCTTTCGCACAGACTGACGGCGCCGCCGATAAACCCGGCGCGTATAGAGGCCGCGATGTCCGCGCTCACCGGTGTGCCGGTGAGTATTACAGACCCCGTCGCACCCTACACTTTCAGGGTATCGTTGAACGAGAGTGAATTGACGGCCGTGAACATAGACCAGATGTATCGGTTTTTGCGACAGATGAAGCCCTCTCACCTTTCGTTTGAGGCTGGGAGCGTGATTATCACAGACTTCTACGTGGAAGACTACCACGCCGGGGCTATCGCCGAGTTGTACCGCGAATTTTTCTACGAGGAAGTCGAAATCGATACCGACGGCGCCGATTACTATGCCGGGGCTATCGCGGAGCATATCAGGGAATATTTCATCGAGGACGAAGCCCCGATAGATACTGACGCCACGGATTACCATGCCGCGGCTATTTCTGAGCACACAACCGAAGTGTTTGTCGAAGACGGCTCTCCGATACCGACCGAAACAACAGACTACAGCGCAGTATTCATGACCGAGTTCACAAAGGAGGTACACACAGAAGATGGCTGACGTTAAGCTTGCCCTGACAGATGCAGGGCTGGCGCTAATGGCGAAAATCGCGGCGGGGGACGGCAAGGTACCCCTCGAAATCACCCGCGTCGCGACATCATCGGAGGCAAGCCCTAACCCGCTGACGCTGAACGCGCTTTCAAAAGAAGAACAGGAGTTTGTTATTACAGACAGGGTTATTACAGGGGCACGTACCACCCTGAGCCTGTATTTGAATAATTACGGGAATGCGCTGACCGGGCAGCCGCCGGTCGTGCAAGGATATCCGCTGACGCAAATAGGGTTTTACGCAAATGACCCCGACGAGGGCGAGATTTTAATGCGGATATCGCAATTTGATAATCCCAACTACGTACCGGCAGCTACGGAGCGAGCATGGGAATACTCGCCGGGCTTTAACTTCGTAACCGGCAACGCGAGTACCGTGATCGTTAATATCAATCCTTCTGGTACCGCCACAATCGGGCAACTGAAAGCTCACATCAACAGCGTAGTGGCATCCGAAGCTGGCGTCCACGGTTTGAGGTATTGGGATGACACACTGCAAGTATTTAACGCAGAAGAGGGTGAATGGGACACTATCGGAACTGGATCGGGAACCGGATCGGTAAAAGGATACAGCATCGAGAACGGCGTACTGTCAAACACTATGCCGTTCGGGGTAATAACGCCAAATGATGACGGCGGATCGACTCTTGAATTTAACAGCGGTTTCGCCAGTGTCAGCGGTAGCACGATAAATCTGTCTTAGGGGGGATAAATATGTCAAACGTCAACAAAGTGAAACTCGAAGGCGTAGAACACGACATTGAGGATACTCAGGCACGCCAAATAGCGCAAGCGGCACAATCCGCCGCAAGCACAGCGCAAACAAACTCGCAGAACGCCATAGCAACGGCGGAATCAGCGCAAGCGGCTGCGCAATCGGCACAGTCAACTGCAAGCACAGCACAAACGACGGCAGACGAGGCGAAAGCAGCCGCCGAGGCCGCGCAAGAGTCGGCGGAACAGGGAGCGAACGCTGCGCAAACCAACGTCGCCCACAAAGCGACCGTACTCGCGTCGTCGTGGGTGCAGGGAGAATCTTCGTTTGGTGAAGTCACGTGGCATAAAAGCGTAGTGACCGACGCGAATATCAAAAAATCCGACGTCGTGCTTATTTACCCGGCGGACGCAAACTCGGGAAATATAATGCTCGACCGCATACGCGGACATGTGGATACCGCCGACGGGAGTATGACGCTGTATGCCAATCAAATACCCATCCAGAATTTCGATATTTTCTATACCATCAGCAAGCAAAAGGAGGAAAAATAATTATGCCGGGACAGGTATTAGGAACAGACCCAAGGCTGAAAGGCGAGGTACACGGAAAAAGGTTCGGCGTCCGGTGGAATAAAACTCAAAGCCCGACTACGCTTACGCGACTGTATGATTCTATCGGCAAAACGTTCATTCCGAGTGTAGGGACGGCGGCCGGTTCCTCGGGATTCGATGAGGAACCAATTTACAAAGATATACGCCGTTGCGTCATGGTGAACGGAGCTGTCGCGTACTACGAAGGGGAGCCGGGGTTTACCACGACGCCGGCTTCCGGCGACGTGATGGTAGAAATCCCTCGATTTTACTTTAAGGTCGAGGATACAACTACACACCGCGACTACATCATCAGCGATCAGCCGCTTGAGGGATACGAAATCTCCCCGCGGCATGCTCCACACGCTGGCAAGCCTGCGGGCTACGACAAGATATATGTAAGCGCCTACACGCTGAATGACGCGTATCGTTCGCTGTCGGGAAACGCCTCCATTGTAAGCATAACGAGGGCACAAGCTCGCGCTGGTTGTAAGGGACGAGGTTCTCTGTACCACTTGTGGGACTATGCTACCTACGCAACTATCAACCTACTTTATCTTGTAGAGGTCGCCGATTGGGATAGCCAAACCGCAGTAGGTCCCGGTTATACTGACTCGACTAACAATGCACAGATAAACACAGGCGGGGCTAATTTCGTCGCCGGCCACAGCGGACGGGCGAATGGCGACGCGAACGCCGCGAAGAACGCGATCAAATACAGGCACATGGAGAACCTGTGGGGGAATCTGCGGCAATGGTGCGACGGCATGAATTTCAACGAGAATACAACTTACCTAAGCCTCAATCCGGCCACATACGCCGATGACACGACAGCAGGCTACTCCGAGCTGGCTTATCAGAAAGCATCGGCCAGCGGATATCAAAAAGCGCTCGGTCTTGACCCTGCCTTCCCATTCGCGCAAATATGCACAGATTCCGGTGGCGAGGATGGCACCTTCATCCCGGATTATTATTACCGCAGCGAAGGCTGGCGTGTCCTGGCTGTCGGCGGGCTTTGGACTTACGCCGGTAACGCGGGGCTTTTCTGCTTTATCGCGAGTAGCGCCGCGGCTAGCACGGGCACGTACGTCGGCTGCCGCCTCCTTGTTTTGCCCTGATTTTGGGGGTCTGGGGGCGAACAGCCCACAGGGGTTTGGTTTTAGGGTTTTAAATTTTTAAGGGACTGCTCGTGCCGTGTGGCCGTTTTCTCTCGGGGCGTGTCCTGAATGTCGGCGGGAATTGGAATAACGCCGGTAACGCGGGGCTTTTCTACTTTAACGCGAATAACACCGCGACTAACACGAACACGAACATCGGCTGCCGCCTATTTGTTTGCAAACCAAAAAAAGATACATTGCACGGGCTGTTCCTCACCGCTTGGTGAAAATATTGCTATCAGGGCGCGGTCTAGTAAGCCCATATAAGGGATTTGAAAAACCGCGAAGCAAACAAGGATGTGAAAAATGAAGAGAGTGGGATTTCTTTATGAGAAAATGTGCGCTCCGGAGCTGATAAGAGAAGCCATTGCCGCAGCAGCAAAGGGAAAACAAAAGCGGCACGACGTAAAAAGAGTACTGCGGAACTTGGAGCGGTACGCCAAGATCATACAAGACTTGCTCGAACGAGACGATTTCCAGCCATCGTCATACGTTATCACCCAAAGATATGACAGTCGCTGCAAGAAAACGCGAATAATCCAGCGGCCGAGATTTTTCCCCGACCAGGTGATCCACTGGATTATTATCCTTGTAATTAACCAGATAATCATGCGCGGCATGTATTACTGGAGCTGTGGAAGCATTCCCAAACGCGGGTGTATACACGGGCATAAGGCCGTCCGACGCTGGCTCACAACGGACAGAAAAAACACCAAATACGCGCTGAAACTGGACATCAAGCGTTTTTACGACAGCATTCCCCACGACAAATTCATGTCCCTCTTACGGCGAAAAATCAAAGATGAGCGAGTTCTGAGGCTGATTCAAAAGATTATCGATACGACGGAGCGCGGCGTGCCAATCGGGAACTTTACATCACAGTGGTTCGCGAATTTCTACCTCGAAACCCTTGACCATTACATCAAGGAAAAGTTGGGAGCCAAGTATTACGTTCGGTATATCGATGACCTCGTGGTATTCGGTCGCAATAAAAAGAAGCTCCACGCACTCAGAAAGAAGCTTTTTGCATATGCCAAAGATGAGCTTGCGCTCGAGGTAAAGGGCAACTGGCAGGTTTTTCCGGTACGGGCGCGGGGTGTCGATTTTTTGGGCTATGTGTATTTTCACACGCACATAAGGCAGCGCGACCGCAATTATCTGTCATTCACAAGGCAATGCCGACGCGTGAAAAAGAAGCAGAATAACGGGGAGAATATCCCCTATCGTATGGCCGCCGGCCTAATCAGCCGTGCGGGGATGATTAAACATTGCAATGGGCAATGGACCAAACGCAGATATTACGATCCAATTAAAGAAAAAAATTTAAAGGAGGTAATCAGGTATGAAAGTAAGAGGCAGCTACGAGCCGAATGCACTTGAATATGAGGTCTTAAACAACGGAACGGCCGTCATTCGACTTTACGAAAATATAACCCAATTTGAGGAGCCGGAAACCGACGATACGCCGGCGACATCGGGCTTTGAGTTCGACCGTTATACTCTGCGTCGCCCACACACTGAGCGGTTGAGGCAACAGGTGGAGGCCGAAACAGATGCATGGTTGGAATTTGCCAAGCAGGAAGAAATAGCAGAGCTGGCGGCGGAGGTTCGGACGAAGCGAAATAAATTACTTGGCGAATCGGACATAACCCAGCTCATCGATGCGCCGATCAGCGACGCCGGCAGAACCACGATGCAAGCCTACCGTCAGGTGTTGCGCGATATCCCGGGACAATCCGGGTTCCCGTATACCGTGGATTGGCCGGAATGCCCGTCGCCGGAAGAATTGATACTCACGCACTGATGGGCGATGTCGAAGTAGTCGAGCAGCTGACATCAATCGTAAAACAACAGGCCGATATCATCGCCGAGCTGCATAGCGTCGTTATGCAGCTCGGCGCTTATACAGAGCTCGAAGAAAAGATACAGGAATTAAAGAAAGGAGGGGACTCAGCTTGCAATTAAGGGACCTGCTTATAGTCGTACTTGGCAGCGGCGGGATGACTGCCCTCATAACTGGCATTACGCAGCTAATTATATGGAAACTCGAACATCGCGCAAAAAAAGACGACGGCGAGGACCTCGTAAAAGGGGCTTTACGGGTAATTTTGCATGACCGGATCAAATATCTTGCCAAGAGGTATATCGAGGACGGCTTTGTGGAGGGTGAGGACAAACGCGATTTGATCGAAATGCACGTGTATTATCACGATCATTTAGGCGGGAATGGTTTCCTCGACCATCTTATGCAGGATGTTAAGGCGCTGCCGTTGCGGAAGAGGCAAATTTTGAGGGAGGAAATGCCAAATGAAAATAACAATTGACCCTGGACACGGGGAGAAGGGCAATCCATACCCGCCGAAACCGGGGTTTTTTGAGGGCACGCAGATGTGGAAGCTTGCTCAGTACCTTGGCGACGAGCTGAGGTGGAGGGGCTTCGAGGTCACCAATACGAGGCTTGACGTCACCGACGAACCTTCCGTCGCCGCGCGGGGCGGCGTGGCGGCTCAAAATGGATCTATCGCGTTTATCTCGCTGCATAGCAATGCGGCGGACACCCAGAGCGCCACGGGATCGGAAGTGTTCTATAGCGTCAAGGGCCTGGAGCATAAAATCTTGGCCGAAAAGCTCGCGAATGCAGTATCCGGGGTTATGGATCACGTTTCGAGGGGCGCGAAGATCAGGCGGTCGGACGAAAATCCGACGAATGATTACTATGGCGTAATTCGTTCGGCGGCAAACGGCGGCTGTATATGCGCGTTGCTCATTGAGCACGGATTCCATACAAACCCAAAGGACGCGGCGTTTTTGACCGACGACGAAAACCTTAAATTCTTGGCAAGGATTGAAGCCGACGTGATAGCGGCTTATTTTCGCGCTCAAACAAAAGCAAACCCGCCGGCGGCAACGCAGGCAGTCACGCCGACAGAGCCCGGTTTGACTCCCATCGAAGGCGCGCCAGTGGCGACAGCGGAGCAGATGCGGGCGTATATCCAGCGAATAAACCCGAATGCGCCCGACGTGGCCGATATTTTCATCGCCGAGGGTATACGCGAGGGGATACGGGGGGATATTGCGTTCGCTCAATCGTGCTTGGAGACGGGGAATTTTACTTATCAAGGCAGCGCGGTTACGGCGGATCAGCATAATTACTGCGGTATGGGGGTGACCGCGAACGGGCTGAAGGGGAACAGCTTCCCCAGCGCCGAGATCGGCGTTCGCGCTCAGATTCAGCACTTGAAGGCTTACGCGAACACGGAGCCGATAAAAGGCGAGATTGTCAGTCCGAGGCTAAAATACGTCCGGCGTGGCGTCGCCCCATATGTCGAGTACCTCGGCATACAGGAAAACCCGCAGCGGTTGGGATGGGCGTCGGGCAAAAACTACGGCGCGAAGATACTGCACATCCTTGGCGCCATACTCGCCATGCCCTCGACCGGGGAAGCGCCAAAACCGGCGCCGGTGGCGCCCGTCAAGTCTCCGGAGGAAGTTACCGTCGACAATGCGCTCGCGGACGGGATAATCACCGACCGGGCTCATTGGCTTGGCGTTCTGACGGGCACGATTCCGGCGAACCGGAAGAATATCCGGGCATTAATGGACAAGGCGCATACCCGGATCAACGGGTGAAAAGCCGTGGACGAGCAGCACATACCAAACGATCAGCGGCCGTCCCTTAAAAAAGCTCTGATTGAACTGCTCAAGGTAAAAACGATAATAACGCTGGCGATAATCGGTGTTATGTCATATCTCGCGGTTCAGGGCTCTATCGCCACGGATACGTTTATGGCGATTGCGGGGTCGGTGGTTACATATTATTTCACGAGGGACGAGCATAAATGACTTAACAGCAACGTTCTTCATTACACATCATAGGCCAGTCGCCGGGGTAAACCCGGTGGCTGGCCTCATTTTTTTTTGCCAAAAAATATAAAAAGTGTATTGACATATTAAGCGTGAACTATTAGTATATAGATACCGAAAAAGAACAAACTAGGGGGGCGACAAAATTGAAAAATCAAAACTTCGGAATCGAGATCGAAATGACAGGGATCACCCGCGAGGAAGCAGCGAAAGCCATCGCCGCACACTTCGGAACGACAGCGATATACACGGGAGGCTCCTACGGCGTATGGGAAGTGACTGACCTGCAGGGTAAAATTTGGAAGCTGGTTAAAGACGCCAGCATAAGAATAGAGTGCAAGATCGGCGGTCGTTACGCAGGAACCCACGACAACGACTACAGCGCCGAACTAGTGAGCCCGATACTGCAATACGACGAGATCGAGAAGCTGCAGGAGATCGTCCGGCAGGTACGCCACGCGGGAGCGAAGGTAAACAAAAGCTGCGGGATTCACATACACATAGACGCGGCAAACCACACAGCAAAGAGCCTGAGAAACCTTCTCGGCATCATGTACGGGAAAGAGGACCTGCTTTTTAAGGCCCTTCAGGTAGGAGACGACAGGGTGTTTTACTGCAAAAAAAGCCGCGAAAACGTACTTAAGGCGGCAAGGGCGGAAAAGAACCTGACGATGGAGGGCTTGGAGCGGATATGGTACGGCGAAAACTACGCCAACCGCCTGTCACACTACCACGAGAGCCGCTACCACGCGCTCAATCTTCACGCGGCATTCAGGCAGGGAACGGCGGAATTCAGGCTTTTCAACGCCACGCTGCACGCAGGGGAAATAAAGGCATACGTACACCTTGCGCTGGCAATAAGCGCGCAGGGAATCAGGCAAAAGAGTACTCAGCTCACCAAGACGGCAAGCGACAACGAGAAATTCACTTTCAGAACCTGGCTCCTCCGGCTCGGACTGATAGGGGACGAGTTCGAGAACACGAGGATGCACCTGCTCAAGCACCTCGACGGGAACGCGGCTTGGAGATACAGTCCCGATAACTATGCGACACATCCGGCCACGATAGCGGCCAATCTGATAGCCGCCACAGCGTAGGGAGGTAAGGGCAAACAGGGGGCGGCAGGCCCGCCCCCGCACTATGAAACCAGAGGGAGGACACCGGAATGAAAATCATAATAGACGGCACGGAGTACCATGCCAAAATGAAAATTACTATGGACGACAGGATATATTTTGCAGACACGGCGGTCGCGTTGATAGATGAAATCAAGGGCATGCACTGGGGAGCGACTCCGGACACCGACGCGGAAGGCTACATTGCCATACAGGTTGAAACGGCAAAACGCCTGTGGGAAAAGAATCTGAACCTGCCTGAAGGCAATACAGAGGCGCGGGCGATCGCGATGTTTGAGGCGATAGACGCGCTGGGCGCATGGGTATTTGAGAAGGAGGAATAGACAATGAAAACACCGAAAGCGGCAAAAACGCGATATTACTTCGCGTACGGAAGCAACTGTAATCTCGATCAGATGGAGCGGCGCTGTCCGGCAGCGAGAGTAATCGGCAGAGTGACGCTCCCGAATTACGCCCTTTCCTTCAACGGAAAGACAAGCGGCTGGGGGGTGGCGAACATTCATCGCAAGCGCGGCAAGGAAGTCAAGGGACTCCTGTGGGCGATAACACCTGAATGCGAGCGGAATCTCGACAGGTACGAGGGATACCCGACCCTGTATGAAAAGCGGAACGTCACGGTCCGTACTGAGGACGACGCGACTATAAAGGCGATGGTCTACGTTATGACCGACGAACACAAAAACCCGGCGCTCCCCTCGAAGGGGTATTATGAGGGAATAGTGGCAGGATTCCAGCAGAACAGCATACCGGCTGATACGGTGAGGGCCGCACTGGTTGAGGTCTATAACCAAATAGAGGGGGGAGGAATGGGCTGTGGCCGATAAACAGGAAAGCAGGCCGATGGGGAGACCGCTCAAGGGAAAGGATCGCCGCATGCAGATCGGCGTTTACGTGGCGGGCAGCGTGATCGACGCTATGGACAGCTATGTCGCGGACCGGCAGCAAAAAAAGCGGGGATACAGCAGATCGGATTTTATTAATGAGGCCATAGAAATGTATATGGGGGACCTCGGGCTTTTGGAGGAGGAAGAGGCGGGTGCGGAAAAACAGGGATAGAGTACTCGGGGCATTATTGGGCGTCGCCGTGGGAGATGCTCTTGGGGCTCCTTTAGAATTTTGCACAGCGGAGGAAAGAAGCGCTCGACAGCGATCTCATTCGGCGAATCGAAGAACTCGCAGAGAAGGCCGCAAACAACTAAATACATAGGGAGTACGCTGATGAAAGAGTCAGGAGATGGATGAAAATGGAGCATTCGGAACAGCGGATAGTGCATTACATAACGGCACTTAAGGAGCGCACAGGGGTTCTCGAAAAACGACTCAAAGAACATAAAGAGGGAGACACCTGCGCGATCCTTTTGATTAAAGAAGGGATTCGTCAAATCGCTATAGACGCGGTGAACATGTTGTGAGGACTGTGGTACCACGACAAATGATCATTAGGCCAAAACCCGGAATGTATCAGGCTTAACAGTGATTGGAAGGGAATGATTGGAGGACCCCAAAAAAGCGGTTTCCTATTTTAGTGTGCCATAGCAGTGCCACAGCAAATTTATTTTCTCATAAAGACCAGTAAATACAGGGATTTTTTTGATTTGGGTATCACTCCCACTCTATTGTACCCGGAGGTTTGCCCGTGACGTCCATAACCACGCGCCCAACCTTCGGAACTTCACTGCAGATACGCTTCGTAACTTTATCGACTAGACCCCAGGGCAGACAAACTGATTCCGCGGTCATCGCGTCCCGCGAGGCGACGGCACGCAGGACTACGGTTTCGTCATATGTGCGGGCATCGCCCGCCATGCCGACGCTACGGACGGGTAGCAGGACGCAGAAAGCCTGCCATATCTCGTCGTAAAGCCCAGCGTCTTTTATCTCGGAGATGAATATGGAGTCGGCATCCCTGAGAGTGTCGAGCCGCTCGCGGGTTATTTCCCCCAAACACCTTACGGCAAGTCCCGGCCCGGGGAACGGGTGCCTTTTCAGCAAATCTTCCGGGATTCCTAACAGCGGTCCTATGCGGCGCACCTCATCCTTTAAGAGCTCCCGGATCGGTTCGAGGAGACTCATCTTCATGTCCTCTGGCAGCCCTCCGACGTTGTGATGGCTCTTTATGACGTCGCCGCCCGCCTGTCCGCTCTCTATCACGTCGGGATAAATCGTGCCTTGAAGGAGCCATTTCGCGCCGCCGAATTTACGCGCCTCTTCCTCGAATACCCGGACGAATAACTCGCCGATGATCTTGCGCTTCTTCTCTGGATTGGTGACGCCCTTTATGGCTTCAAGGAAACGCTCCGACGCGTCAACATGAGTGACGCGCAAGTTCAGTTCTCTGTAAGCGTCTGCTACCTGCCGGGGTTCGTCCTTGCGCATGAATCCGTGATCGACGAAAATGCAGCCAAGACGGTCGCCGATAACTTTCGAGACGAGCGTCGCGGAGACAGTCGAATCCACGCCGCCGGAAATGCCGCATATCACCTGCTCGTCCGGCCCGACGGTTTCCTTGATGGATTTCAGCGAGCGGTTTACCCAGTCGTCCAGCTTCCAATTAGGTTCGCAACCGCAGGCGCCGAACAGGAAATTTGACAGTATCTCGCGGCCTTGCTCCGTCGCGTCGGCCTCCATACCATAACGGATATCCAGTACCGGAATTTTTCCCCGCGGCATGGATTCGTCAATATTAGTCGCGTCCGGCCCGGTTGTACTTCGCGATCCTCCGGAGAGTATAACCCCGCGCGGGTTTTTTTTCATTATTTCGCGCATGTCCGCATTCCACGGCAGTATTTCGCTGTAAACTTCTAACTCGCGTATCCTGCGCGCTAGTAGCTGTGTGTATTGGGAACCTAAGTCGAGTATTACGATGCCCCCGCTATTTTCGTCGTGTTTCACGGTTTGTGGGCGAACGCCCGGCACCTCCGTATTCATGAGATAGAATGTCAAGTATGACATAAACATTCAGAAAACGCGAGTACGCGAAATATTCCTCAAACCGCAGTTTGACAAAAATCTTGTAATAGACATGTGTTTTGGGGCTCAAAAATCTGCGGCCTGAGATCAATGTCAGCCTTTTTCCTCGTCTAATAGCCGTTTCCTCAGC